TCGTCGAAGAGGATCCACTGGACGCGGCGGAGGATGAGCTGGACGCCGAACTGGCAGAATTGGGGATCGCCTGATGGTCAGCGTTCCTCAGAAGTACGACCCGCAAGCTCGCCGAGAGCGATATTTGCGGGACAGAGAGCTGAAGGGGCGCGTGAAGCGCACCGTCAGAAGGTCCGTGGCGCAGCCCCCTGGGCAGACGCCGCCGCGGTTCAACAACACCGGTCGAGAGGGTACTCCAGGCAAGTCACCCACTGCTCCCAGTTCATCCAACCCCGCCAAGGCCAGAGCACGAGTCACTCGGCTGCAAGGGAAGGTGTCCTCTCTCGAGGGGGCGCTCACCACAGCCCTGGCTGCGCTGGCAGAGAAGCGACGCGACTCCGCGCAAACAGAGAAGGAGAACTCTGACGGTAAGACAACCGTAAAGGAGAGGCAAGACGCCAAGGACTACCGGGAGAAGAACAAGGAGAAGATCGCAGAGAAGGAGAGGGCCGAATCCAAGTCCTCTTCCAGCGGTTCATCCAAGTCTTCTTCCTCGAGGGACGCTGCTGTCACCAGCGTCGCAGAGCTCGAGACCCGAGTCAGCAACATCAGGGGCGCCTTGGTCAAGGCCAAGAAGCTCCTTGCTGATGCAAAGTCTGCGGCAGGGTCGCTTTCCCATTCAGACAACCAGGTGCTTGTGCTTCGGCACGACGCTCCATCGAGCAGAAAGGAATCCGTCCTAATGACAGACGCGGATTTTGGTGGCTGGGCCACCCGACACGACGTGCAGTGCGCAGACGGGCGGACCATTCTGCCCGGAGCGTTCCAGGATCAGGACGGCGCGATCGTCCCCCTGGTCTACCAGCACGGTCACACCTCCAACGAGGACGTCCTGGGGCACGCACGCCTCGAGTACGTCCCGCCCTCCGATGGGAACGCCGGCGGCATGTACGCCCACGCGTTCTTCAACAAGACGCCCAAGGGCCAGATGGCCAAGGAGCAGGTCGAGCACGGTGACCTGAAGTTCCTGTCCATCTTCGCCAACGACCTTCGTGAGAAGGCTCGCGCGGGCGTGCAGCACGCCAAGGACGTGATGAAGGGCAACATCCGTGAGGTCAGCCTGGTCCTCGCGGGCGCCAATCCCGGCGCCTTCATCGATCACATCTCCTTCGCCCACGGCGAGGAGGGCGAGTTCGAAACCGCCGCTGTGATCTCGATGGGTCTCGAGGTCGACCTGCAGGACTCGCTCCTGCACGCCGACGGCGATGCTGCATCGGACGACAACGAGGAGACCTTGCAGGACATCCTCGACACCCTGGACGAGAAGCAGTCGACTGCGGTCAACTTCCTTCTCAGCCAGGCCCTCACTCACTCCGACCTGGAGGAGAGTTCGAGCGACGCGGGCACCGACGAGGCTGCGGCCAACGAGGGAGAGGCTGCCGGCGACGCCGGTGACGCCCCTGCTTCTGACGCTCCGGCCGACGAGGCACCTGCTGACAACGAAGCCGACGCTGTCGGCGACGATGACACCAACACCGACGGTGACAACGCCACCGACGCAGCCCCGGGCACCGACGCCTCGGGCGACGACAACCTCCAGGAGGACACAAGCATGTCGCACAACATCTTCGACCAGTCCGGCACCGCGGGCGCCCGCCCGTCGGCTTCGCTCCAGCACGGCACCACCTCGCTCGAGGACGCCCTGCGCGCGGTCGTGAAGGACGCCAAGCGGAACGGGTCTCTCAAGGAGGCCCTCGAGAACTACATCGAGCACACCGGCATCATGGTGAACGGCACCCTGCAGCACGGAGTCGAGAACCTCGACTACCTGTTCCCGGACGCCAAGACCATCGAGAGCTCGCCGGCCTGGATCGCCCGCCGCATGGAGTGGGTGGACAAGGTCCTCAACGGCGTGCGCAAGAGCCCGTTCTCGCGCATCAAGACCATCACCGCGGACATCACGCCCGACGAGGCGCGGGCCCGTGGTTACATCAAGGGCAACTTCAAGAACGAGGAGTTCTTCGCCCTCAGCAAGCGGGAGACCACCCCGCAGACCATCTACAAGAAGCAGAAGCTGGACCGTGACGACGTCATCGACATCACGACGCTCGACGTCATCGCCTGGCTGAAGGCCGAGATGAAGGTCATGCTGGACGAGGAGCTCGCCGCGGCGATCCTGGTCGGCGACGGCCGCTCCATCGGTGACGAGGACAAGATCCTCGAGAACCACATCCGTCCGATCGCCTCGGACGCGGAGCTCTACGTCACCACCGTCCGGGTCAACACCGACGACGCCGACAGCACCGTCGAGGAGCTCGTCGACGCCGTCATCGCCAACCGCCGCTACTACAAGGGCTCGGGCACCCCGACCTTCTTCACCACCGAGAGCACCATCTCGGCGTTCCTCACGGTGAAGGACAACTTCGGTCGCCGGCTGTACAGCAACCTCTCCGAGGTCGCCGCTGTGCTCCGCGTTTCCGAGGTCGTGCCGGTCGAGGTCATGGAGCGGGTCGAGGACCTGGTCGGCATCATGGTCAACCTCTCGGACTACACCCTGGGTGCAGACCGCGGCGGCCAGGCCACGATGTTCGACGACTTCGACATCGACTACAACAAGCTGATCTACCTGATCGAGACGCGCTGCTCCGGCGCCCTCACGCAGCCCAAGGCTGCGATCGTGTTCCGCAAGGTGGACGCTGCTCTGGAGCTGGTGGAGCCGCAGGAGCCGGACTTCGACGGTGACACTGTCACGGTCCCGACTCAGACCGGCGTGGTCTACAAGAACGCTGACACCAACGCTGTCCTGACGACCGCTTCGCCGGTCGCCGTGGCGGAGGGTTCGGCGCTCAACGTGGTCGCGACCCCGGCTGCCGGTTACTACTTCGGCAACTCGGAGACCGACCAGTGGACCTTCTCCAACCGTCCTGCCTGATCTGATCTGAAGTAGGTCAAAATGGCACGCTTCTTCGGCAAGGTTGGCTACGGTGTAACCGTAGAGACCGCGCCTGATGTGTGGTCGGACAGCATCACAGAGCGTGACTATTACGGAGATGTGCTCAACGAGACGGTTTCCCATGTGGAGTCCGACAAGGTCAACGAGGATCTGCGACTTTCGAGTCGTATCTCTATCGTTGCCGATCCGTTTGCGCTTGGGCACTACTCCGACATCAAGTACGTCGTCGATGAAAGCGGGGTCGCCTGGTCTGTATCTTCGGTGCAGATCAAGCGGCCCCGCCTCATCTTGTCCACAGGAGGTGTTTGGAATGGAATTCGGCCCTAGCCGGAGGCCCACGATGAGTGCGAAGTTGCACGCCATCGCGGATCCCCATGGAGTCGCTGTCTATTTTCAGCCGCCTGAGGACAAGAAGCTGGACTACCCGTGCATCGTTTACGAGCTCGAGGACATCCAGCGTCGGTCCGCCGACAATGAGGCGTACACGCTGATCGATCGCTATCAGGTCACGCTCATCAGGCACGATCCAGACAGTCCGCTCAAACACGAGCTCATGGGACTCCCCCATAGTTCGTTCAGCCGTCACTTCGCGACGTCCGGTCTCAACCACGACGTCTTTGTGATCTACCACTAGAAAGGAACACCAGCATGCGTCTCACTTGGGACAAGGTTGGCGAGCGCCGGTACGAGACCGGTGTGAACAAGGGTGTCCTGTACATTCCCGATGGCAACGGGGTGTACAACACCGGAGTCGCCTGGAACGGTCTCACGACCGTCACGGAGTCGCCCTCGGGTGCGGAGGCCACGCCTCTGTACGCCGACAACATCAAGTACCTCAACCTGATCTCCGCCGAGGAGTTCGGGGCCACCGTCGAGGCCTACACCTACCCGGACGAGTTCAACCAGTTCGATGGTGTCGCCTCCCCGTCCGTCGGCGTCTACGTGGGGCAGCAGTCCCGCAAGGCGTTCGGCATGTCGTACCAGACCCGCGTGGGCAACGACACCGAGGGCTCTGACCTCGGTTACAAGATCCACCTGATCTACGGTGCGCAGGCTGCGCCGTCGGAGAAGGCCTACGCGACCATCAACGACACGCCCGAGGCGATCACCTTCAGCTGGGAGCTGACGACCACTCCTGTGGACGCCGGCCTCAACCTGAAGCCGACCGCGCAGCTCGTGATCGACAGCACCAAGGTCGACCCCGACGCTCTCGCCACTCTGGAGGCCGCTCTGTACGGCTCCAACGTGACGGACCCGCGTCTGCCGCTGCCCGGCGAGGTGCTCGACATGTTCTCGGCCACGTCGGTCGAGGTCACCACCACGGCGCCGACCTACGACGCCGGCACCGACATGATCACGATCCCGGCAACCGTCGGCGTGGAGTACATGGTGGATGGCGAGGTCGTTCCGGCCGGTCCCTACGGGCCGATCACCGAGACGACCGTCGTTCAGGCCCGCCCTGCTCCGGGCTACCGGTTCTCGCCGGTGTCGGACAACGACTGGACCATCACCTTCGCCTGATCGGTCCACAGGCACGAAAGGAAGTAGGGAATGCTCGACATCGTTCTATCAGCTACAGACGACCTTCCGGCCGTCAAGCTCTCTTTCGAGCACTCCCTGCTTTCTGTGTCAAAATGGGAGTCATTGCACGAGAAGCCCTTCTACGGGCCGCAAGACAAGACCGAGGAAGAGACCGAATCCTACATTCGGCAGATGCTCCTCACGCAAGAACCTCCCGCGAACTTCTACAGCCGCCTTCAGCGGCCCCAATTCGAGCGGATTCAGGCTTACATCAACAGCAAGCAGACGGCTACAACCTTCGGTATCGAGCCGGAGAAGAAGGGTATGACGGAGGTAGTTACTGCCGAACTCATCTACTACTGGTTCGTCCAGTTCCAGATCCCCTTCCATCCGACGGAGACCTGGCACATGAACCGGATCATGACTCTGATCAAGATCGCTGGCATCAAGCAGTCCAAGCCGAAGAAGCAGAGTCGTCAGCAGATCGCTGAGCAGTACCGCTCACTCAACGAGCAGCGACGCAAGCAGTCCGGCACCGCCGGCTAGAAAGAGGGCATTCATGTCACGTATGACTTGGAACGCCCCCGAAGGGCGATTCTTCGATACAGGCCTCGATCGAGGCGTGCTGTACCCCAAGGGCACGCCGCCGCTTGGTCCGATCGCTTTCACCAACTACGCTCTCGACCCTTCAATCGAGGCGGGCATCACTCTGTGGGCGGCAGCTGGTGGTACACCCGCTGTTCTGACTCACGATGCCGTCGACTTCGTCACAGGGACCAAATCGCTCAAGGTCACCTTCAATGGGGCGGCCGTCCAGCAAGGCGCATACCTCACTCCGGTCGTGCATTCGGAGCTGACGGCAGGGCAAGCGTTCGGTGCTCAGCTGACCTTCAAAGCTCCAGCTGGGATGCTTCTGGAGATGTACGCAATCTCTCAGGGTGCCGGCCAGATTGAGGTCATCAAGAATCTGGTTGCTACTGGCGACTGGCAGACCGAGACGGTCATCGGCGGAGTTTTGGGTGACACCAAGAATCCGTACGTGATTCTTCGTACTCGAGGTGCTGCTGTGGCGGGAGTCATCAACATCGACAACGTTGTCATCTTCACGGGCAACAAGATCCCTCCATATTTCTCTGGAGCGACGCCGCAGGATGGTTACTACACCTACCACTGGGTCGGAGCTATCAACGCTTCGAAGTCCATTGCCAGGGAGCGACTCACGCTGTCAGTGCCTTGGACGGGTCTGTCGTCGGTTGACGAGGAGGGTGGCGATGGTGCCTCGGCGTATTACGTCGATGGTCGACCGTTCCTCTTCCTGCCGAAGCCGAAGGAGTACAAGGCAACGCTGAAGGCCTACACATATCCTGATGAGTTCTCGGACATCATGGGTGTGACTGAGGTGGCCGACGGTATGTACCTGGATTCCCAGCCTGGCAAAGCCTTCGACTTGTCCTACCGAACGCTGGTGGGGAATGCGACCGAGGGGGTGGACCACGGCTACAAGATCCATCTGGTCTACAACGCCACCGTCACCCCGCAAGCGCTGACGTACGAGTCTCTGTCGAACAGCATCAACCCGACGACGTTTTCCTGGGAGATCCAGGCAGTCCCGGTTCGTGTCGAGGGTTTCCGCCCCACGGCGCATATTGTCATCGACACTCGGCACATGGACCAGAAGAAGATCAACGCGATCGAGGCCCTGCTCTACGGCTCCGACGAGGAGGTCCCACACCTGCCCAGCCCTCAGGTCATCTTCGACCTGCTGAGCTTTGGCGACACCATCATCGTGACTGACAATGGCGACGGCACGTTCGACGTGACCGGTTCGTACGAGAATGTCTACATGGTGGGGCCTGGCGTGTTCCGAGTCGACAATGTCGACGGACAAGACAACGGCGATGGCACCTTCACCATTTCCACCACCATCGAGTAGAAAGGAGGCGACGTGGCTACCGTTACCGGAGCAACAAAGGCTTATGTCGATGCTCTCGAAGACCAGATCATCAACTCCGCCTCAAGATCCGGCACTAGCTTGATCCTTGGCACCAAGGGTGGGGGTTCGATCAATATCGAGAACGCCTTCCCCGCATTGTTCGAGTCCTATGCAGTCGGTCAGATCCTCATGACCGACCGCTCGGCCAACCCCTCCACCTACTTGGGTGGTGGAACCTGGGTCAGATGGGGTAAGGGACGAGTTCCTGTCTCCCTTGACGAAGCGCAGGCGGAGTTCGACGGCCTCGAAGAGGTCGGGGGCGCCAAAACACACACGCTCAGCAATGCCGAGATGCCATCTCACTCGCATGGAGGGAATACGGGATACCAATCTCACGATCACTCCCACACTGGTTACACGTCCGCAGACGGCAATCACCAACACGGATATTTGCAGCCTGCTGCAGAGAACTCGTACGTGATGGGTCAGAACGGGCGTTTCGTCCAGCGTGCTGGTGGTGCAACCGATTGGGCGGGTCAGCACTCGCATGGGATCCAGACCTACGGCGTCAACACCAACCACTACCACGCGGTCAACGCCGACGGTGGAAGTCAGGCACACAACAACCTGCAGCCGTACATCACCTGCTACATGTGGAAGAGGACGGCGTAACAACGACTGGAGAGGAGCGCCTGTGATTTCGATTTCGGCTACCGGATCGACCAAGAACGCACAGGCGTTCCTCGACAGCATGGGGCGTATTGACTCTGATATTCGTAACGCCATGGATCC